CTTGGTTCTCTTTGTATTTGCCTTAATCGTTATTCTCAATGAGGATCACGATAATGATGATGATCAAGATGGTGGTATTTTACAACCCGTCTATTCACAAGGACAAACTTAAAAATAAATAATGGAGTTCCATAAGAACTCCTTTTTTTATGGCTTTTCTTCTAATCCTTCTTCTCTTTCAACTCTTTGGTGTTATTATGTTTATATTATCCGTAGCACAAGACCTATAATATCTTCAATTCATAACAAAATCTGACACACTAATAAGAACTCAGTATAATTACTTATGAGTTCTTACTTTTATATGAAGATCTTTTTAGACACAGCAGATGTTTCAATGATTAGTCCAGCATATGAGACTGGACTATTAGATGGAGTTACTACAAATCCAACTTTAATTCTTAAGAGTGGTAGGCAACTTCAAGAAGTTATTGAGGAAATATCAAATTCTTTTTCAAACCTAGAAAGCATTTCTGCTGAGGTGGTTGCAGATACTGTCGAAGAAATGCTTTCACAGGCACAACAATTTTATTCAATTGCCCCTGCAGTTACCATTAAAGTTCCTTGTACTGTAGAAGGACTTAAGACTTGTAAGTTTCTTTCTGATAAAGGAATTCAAGTTAATGTAACTCTTGTGTTCTCAGTCGCTCAGGCAATTCTTGCATCTAAAGCAGGAGCAACATTCATCTCACCTTTCGTTGGTCGTTGGATGGACAATTCTGTAGATGGAATTGAACTTATCAAAAACATTCGTAAGGCATTTGATTACTCAGGAACATCCACACAAATTCTTGCAGCATCTCTTCGTGATGTAAGACAGGTAGAACAATCTGCTCTTTGTGGTGCTGATGTAGTTACAATTCCTCCAGTTGTATTCTGGGCAATGTATAAGAACATTATGACTGATAAAGGTTTAGAACTCTTTCAGAAGGATTGGGAATCTGTTCTAGATAAGAAAGATGAAATCTGAAGAACAGTGTTGGCATTTTGTGATGTCATCATTTTCTAGATTGTATGGTGTTAAGAGAGTTATAAGTGAAGAAAAGTTTCATGAGATTGCACTGCAATGGTGTGATGATCATAATTATGTTTGTGATATTCACTTGGATAGTTTAACAAAAGTGGATATGTATTTTAGAAAAATTTACGAGGATTGGGAAAAATGAGAGTAGGATTAATTGGTTTAGGGAGAATGGGGGAAGGTATGTCTCGCCGAATGATGAAGGCGGATATAGAAGTTTGGGGTTATCGTAGGAACTATGAAAAGGCGCAAGAAGCATACGAAAACGGATATGTTAATGGTGTTACAACTTCTATACAAAGCCTTGCTCAAGTAGTAAAACATACTCAGAGTGGAGTATCAGACAAATACGGACCAGGCATCTTCATGATGGTAGTTCCTGCCGAAACAGTAGAGGAGACGATTAATGAGTTACTACGATATTGTGGTGAAGGAGATATTATTATTGATCATGGCAATAGCAATTTTAAGGACAGTCGGAAACGGGCAGAACGACTTGCAAAGCAGGGCATCCAGTATATTGATTGCGGCACTAGTGGTGGTGTTTACGGTTTGGATCGTGGATACTGTCTTATGGTTGGAGGTGGAGATACTGCAGTCGCCACTTGTTCGCGCATTTTTAATGCACTCTCCCCAGGAATTGACGCTGCCCCCAGGACTCAATTTGACTCGGACATAACTTCTGCGGAACATGGTTGGCTTCATTGTGGTGGTCCAGGTGCAGGACACTTTGTAAAGATGGTGCATAATGGTATTGAGTATGGTATTATGCAGGCATACGCAGAAGGATTTAACATTATTAAGAACGCTAATGCAGGTGCTCAGTATGTTAGAGAAGGTGACGCAGAGGTTGCCCCAATGGCAGATCCAGAATCCTATTGCTATGATATTGACGTTGCTGAGGTTGCTGAGTTATGGCGTCGTGGTAGCGTGGTTGGGTCTTGGTTACTCGATCTTACTGCTGATGTGTTACGCAGGGATGGTAGCCTTAAACAGTTCTCTGGAGGTGTATCCGACAGCGGTGAGGGTCGTTGGACTGTTTCTGCCGCTGTGGATCTGGGGGTTCCCGCTCCTGTCATTACTACTGCCTTATTTGAAAGATTTAACTCACGCAATCTCGGATCGTTCGGAGCAAAAATCTTGAACGGAATGAGGTTTATGTTTGGAGGACACCGCGTTAGATAAAATGATCACTTCAGAAACTTCTTATAAACTCGCAGAAATTATTAGAGATACTTGGCCAGGTCTTTACAGAAAACCAGAACCATCCTATAATGTGGAAAAGCAATTAAATGATGAACGAATACTGGATCGTAACGGAAAATAAGACAGGAAGGATTATCGCTCATTGTGGAGACATTAATGATGCGATTATGATGGTTGCGTTTGAACCCGATAAAAGATCTTATAGTCGTCAACGATTTATTCTGGATCAGGTGATTGATATTTCTTCAACCACTGATAAACAACTACCAGGTCAAATTGGATTACCTGCAGTACAAGACTTATGCATTCCACAAGGTCAAGGAGAACCTGTGGTTGTATGAACCACCGTAAATATAAACAATTAGAGAATCTTAAAAAGAAAAAAATGTATACACCTGAGGGTTATCTTAAAGATCCCCCAGATGAAAAATGTCCATACTGTGGGGAATCTAAAAAATCTTGCTCTTATGTGAATAGTCTAAGTCGTGCTTGGGCAAGGAGTGCTTGTAAGAAGAAGCACAATAAATAAATGTAAGTCGCAGTAACTTATGGGACCTCTACATTCTCCAAAAGAATACTTGTTTAATTTACATACAACAAGTTCTGGGGAGGCAAAACGAATGTGGAGGCAAAACATAAAAGAGGAATGGGGACATCAATGTGCCTATTGTGGATCGGAAGAGAATCTCACAATCGACCATGTGATTCCACAATGTAAAGGTGGATTAGATGTTACAAAAAACGTAGTATGCTGCTGCCACGATTGTAACCAGTCAAAGGGTCATGAGCACTGGAAACTATGGTATGTTCAACAAGATTTTTATAGTGAAGAAAGATTTGATAAGATAGAGGAATGGATGAAACCAGATCCTCCAACAAATCTTTATGCTTATCGCCCAAGACGTAATAATGTTACTTGAATAAATAAATCAAAGGCAGTAAATACTGTTTTTGTGGTATATACCGAATGTAATAAATGTCAACTCCGATCAGGATTAAACGCTCTGCTGTTCCTGGTAAAAGACCTACAGTAGATCAATTATTAAATGCAGAATTAGCCTACAACACTTATGATGGTGAGCTGACTGCGAAAAGAGAACGTCCTGGAATCGGCACAGATATTATTCGCATCGGTGCAGGAGCAACAGTTACAAATGTCATCTATGTCACAAGAGACGGAAACGATACAAACACAGGACTCAAACTCGGAGACGCAAAAGCAACCATTGCAGGAGCAGTTGCAATCTCAACAGCAGGTTCCGTTATTAGAGTTAGTGCTGGATCTTATGTAGAAAATAATCCAATTGATATTCCCAATCAAGTTAGTATTGTTGGTGATAGTTTAAGAGAGGTTTCAGTTACTCCACAGAATCAAGGAGACCTTTTTTATGTTGGGAATGGAAATTATATTGCCGAAATGTCATTTGTAGGATCTGCAAACACTGGCGCTATTTTTGCATTCAATCCCAACAAACCAGTTTTTAATAATCAGTCACCTTATATTCAAAACTGTACAAACTTTATTCCAAACAGTATTGGAATGAAGATTGATGGTAGATATTCTATTGGACCAACCAAGTCAATGGTTCTTGACTCATATACACAATACAATCAGGGTGGTATTGGAGTTTCAATTACTAATGAAGGATATGCTCAGTTAGTTTCACTTTTCACAATTTGCCCAGACACTGCAGTCTTCTGTGGAACTGGTGCTGCTTGTGATCTAACAAACTCTAATGCATCATTTGGTAACTATGGTCTTGTTGCTGATGGTGTTGGTCCCAGAAAATATACAGGAATTATAACTCAAGCAGCAGAAGCAAATAGTGATGTATTTACTTTAAACTTAAATGTACCAACTTATAATGTATCAAATGCTGTTTATGATAACGTAAGTGGTGTTACGACAATCACTACTTCTGCAAATCATAACTTTTCTGTTGGTATGGGAGTCACGATTGCTGGACTTGGATTTACTTGTCCATCTGGACCAGGAATTGTTACATATCCAAGTGGCAATTATGGTTATGTGTTTGAGGTTCAGTCAGTTCCTGCAGCAAATCAACTGGTGGTCAACGTTGGTCCTTCAACGTTGCCTCATACTTATGTTTCTGGAGGAACTGTAAAGATCAATGTTGTAAGACCTTTTGATGGTCAGGTTGTTTACTTTGATGACTTATATTATACAGTTAATAAAATTAGAGTTAGTGCTGGTGGAACTGGGTATAATTCAAGTCCAGTTGTTACAATTTCTGCACCTTCAACTGATTGGGGAGTTCAGGCAACAGCAGTCGCAGAAGTTTCAAATGGTTCTGTAACTGGAATTGAAATTGTCTCAAGTGGAAGAGGTTATGCGACGACACCAACAGTTACAATTGCTGGTCCTGATGTGGGAATAAATACATCAACAGCAACTTTAGAATTACTTCCAACATATTATTCTGTCATAAGTTCAACTCCAGTTTCTTCTGGTATTTGTACAATTACTGTGAGTGATAATGTTCCTTATGCAGTTGGTGTTGGTTCGACTGTTCCATTTTTTAAGCAAAGTAGAGTATTAGCATCAGGGCATTCTTTTGAATATATTGGTTCTGGTACAAATATTAATAATGCTCTTCCTGCTCAAGGTGGTGTTCCAATTCAAGATAATGAAGTTGATATGAGAAATGGTGGTCTTGTAGTTTTCACAAGCACGGACCAATCAGGAAACTTTAGAATCGGTGATGGTGTAGTTGTTAATCAAACTACAGGAACAATTTCTGGAACATTTTATTCGAAGAGTTTATTCTCTACAATGACACCATTCATTCTAGCACTAGGAGGAGAATAATAGAATGGCACTAGCACTTAATGTATTTAAAACAGTCACCAAAGTAGCAACAACAAATGCTGTAGGGATTTATACTGCTCCTGTAGGATATACTGGCGTAGTTCTTTTAGCGCAGGCAACAAATATTGGTAGTGGAACTCAAACAGTTTCTTTTTCACATCAAAGAACAACTGCAGGAATTGCAGTTACGACTGAAATTTTGAAAGATTTTCCAATTTCTGCAAGTGATAGTGCAAATCTTCTTTCGGGTAAATTGGTTCTTGAATCTGGTGATGTTCTTGTTTTATCTGCAAGTAGTGGAACTGATATTAAATTTTTAGGAAGCATTCTAGAGACACTCAACTAAAATGGCAAAGTACACCAGCGGTAGACAGAAAAATTTAAAGGTTGGACTTACATCTTATAGTGAAAATTTAAGTTCACTTGAGGTTATTGGTGCTGCTGTTTTTACTGGAGAAAGTTCTGGGGAACTTGTAAGAATTAGTCAAATTGGAACGGGACCTGCTTTTCTTGTAGAAGATAGTGCAAATCCTGATGTAACACCTTTTGTAATTACAAAAGAGGGTAAAGTTGCAATTGGTGTTGCTGCTGGTGGAATTAGTACTAGTTATAAGTTGGAGGTTGATGGTGGGGATATTAGATTTGTTACTGGAAGTCAAGGTGATTTAATTATTAGTCATTCGAACTTAGTATCTAATATTCGATCTGCTGGAACAGTACAACTTGGTTTAGGTGCGAATGGTGGAGATACCATTCGTATCAACTTAGATAATAATGTTGGTATTGGAACCACAACTCCAACATCAAAACTTTATGTTGTTGGGGATGGATATTTTACGGGTATTATAACTGCCTCTTCATTTGGTGGTAATGCTTTAAGTGCAACTTATGCTTCTACTTCTGGTATAGCAACTTACGCTACAACATCAGGAGTATCAACCTTCTCTGGATACGCTAATACCTCTGGATTCTCTACGTTCTCTGGTTACGCTAATAATTCTGGTTTAAGTACTTATGCTACAACATCAGGATTCTCTACGTTCTCTGGTTACGCTAATAATTCTGGTTTAAGTACTTATGCTACAACATCTGGATTCTCTACGTTCTCTGGTTACGCTAATAATGCTGGTTTAAGTACTTATGCTACAACATCTGGATTCTCTACGTTCTCTGGATATGCTAATAATGCTGGTTTAAGTACTTATGCTACAACATCAGGTGTTAGTACTTATGCTACAACATCTGGATTCTCTACGTTCTCTGGTTACGCTAATAATGCT